AGATATTTTTTTTGCGATTTCATCAGAAACAAACTCAAAGTGGTAAACCGTTTTTTTAGTCATAACCATTAGCTCACTTTCTATGATGGATCTGGGATACCCGTTGCGAAACTAGCGCCTGTAAATGAATTACCGCTAGTGACAGACTGAGAGGCTGATAAGCTGCCAGTGACAAGCAATCTGCTGTTGTTTGTATCGCTGATAGCGTAATGTGTTGCAGTGCCATTGCCTGTAATACTACCATCTGTAATAGCCGCAAAAACAACTTCACGCCCACCGCCAGATCGGTCTGAGGGTGAAGCGCCAGAAAGTGAGGTAGAGTTACCTAGTGTGTATGTAGAAGTTGCAGCAGCGTAGGTAGTCGGTTCTTGACTACAAACGTCAATTCTATTTGCTTCTGTGTCTAAAACTCCTAATCCAGAGTCTAGCACTCTGTCGTTTAAAGTAGCCATTTTTAAGATCTCCTTATTTGGTTGGCATTATGGCAAGGTAGGCCATACGGGGTTGAGAGGATCGAAGCCGTCTTGCTGTGGCATATCCCTCAAATTCTGTCGTAGTGTGCGATAATTCTGCTTATCAGTTTCAGATAAGGGACTGTCTAAAGTTTGCGTCCAATCTGTATCTGCTAAACGTTGGTTTCGTTCTTCTCTAAAATATATTAAGTTTTCTGCGTCTATGTCAGCTTGCGTTTCTGCAACAAAATTACCGTCTATATATTTTAAATAATTTACTGTGTCGCTGTCGTTTGGTGCAGCTATTTTTGACATTACACCATCAGCATTTACATCAACTAAATTGTCAGCATCCGCTTCCTGTTTAAACTTAGAAACAATGTAGCCACCATCATTTAGGTAAACAAAATAAGTCATTGGATTACAGACATTGCAAAAACACTTCCGCTTATTTGAAACCGTCGCGCATAAGAAACTACTATTGAAACCGATTGAGATGTTCCGCTAGAACTTATACCCTTCAAGTGTGTAAGGTTTGTGCCGTCAGGTACACTACTTGTACCACCAAATAAGGCATGGGTTGTACCGCCTACAGTCAAAGTAACCCTTGCTTGATATGGATTATTATTTGTACCAGAAGTTTTTTCTATTCTTCCCGAAAATCCGACTATTACAGCCGAACCACTTGTAATGCCTGATAGAGTTACAGAAGCTACGGTTGTATTATATATCTGTGAACTGCCACCATAATAATAATTTACATCTGACGAACTTATTTTAGCGATGCCAGCACCAATAAAACGATCCGCTTGAATAGTTCCAGCTGTTATTTTTGAAGCATCTAAGCTGCCTATTTTTGCATTTGTAATAGCAGCGTCTTGAATTTTTGCAGACGTTATTATTCCATCATTAATTTGTGCTGCACTTGTAATAATTCCAGCTGTCGATAATAGACCGCCAGTAATTGTATTCGCACTGATCTTACTACCCGTGATTACACCAGCAGATATTTTATCAGCAGTAATAGCATTTGCAGCTATCTCTGAAGCACCTACAGCATTTGCGCTAATCTTAGCTGCTGTAACACTGTCATTAGCTAACTTAGCTTCTGTAATAACACCTGACGGAATTTGACTTGCAGCGATAGAACCGCTTAATCCTGAGAAGCTAGTGACACCGCCACTAGAACTAGTCCAGCTAGACCCATCCCAATTATAAAGCTTATTGTCACTCGTTAAAAAAACCGTTTGTCCAGCAAAACTGCCGCTAGCTGGCAAACTAGAAACAGGCTCTATTAGATCTAAGCCAGCATCAATAAAAATCTGTCTTATGCCATTTTCAAAATCCGGATCGTCTAAATATGTTGTTGTTGCAGAAACACCGCTAGTAAAAGCAGAAGCATTGCCGGAATAATCTACAGCTTTAAGAAAATAATATTTGGTTTGGTTTAAACCTAAATTAGTTCGTGTAAATGTGTCACCACCAGAAACACCTACCTTAGTTGCACCGCTAGAGGTGTTTGTACTATTTTCATAAATCTCTACAAAATTTAAGTCTGTATCAGCTGGGTTTGTCCAGTTGATTGTAATTAATTTAAAACCACCCGTTGCAGAAATAGAAGTTGGCAAACTAGGAGCAGTTGTATCACCGCCACCCGTAAATGTGGCTGAGACAAACGCTCCTTTGACCCCTTGTACTGTGACTGCTCTTACTCTGAATGTATATTCTATAGCGTCTACTAATGGACTAATTTCAATGCTTGTTTCAGTAGTTGTTGTTGAGTGAAAGCTACTATCTGCTGTTGCTTTGTACTCAACCTCATAATGAGAAATAAAGCTATTTGTAGGAGCAGTCCAAGACACAATTGCACTATGAACAAACGTACCGTCACCAGCAGTCCGTCCACCGCCTGATATACTAAGACTTGCGATAGCAAGGCCAGCTGATACAGACGTAAGTGTAGAATTATTACTTAATATCTCGCTTTCTTCAGCTGACCAGCTAAACGCTGCTGAAGATGTCTCACGCAATGTAAGACTTACACTAAGCTCACCAGATGATCTATCATTAGAAAACTTCCAGCCAACTACCTCAAATTCTTTTGAAGAAAAACCATAGCGGCTAGCTGTGATTGCAACAACGTCACCGACTTGCACGTTAAATGCGTCTAAACCAAAATCAGCTGTGAGCGTCATACTTTCACGCGCTCTAAACAAAGTCATTTTTGCTAGACGCTGTGCCATTGCGCTAGACGTTGTGAAGGGTAGGGCTAAGTCTACAGCACTTTCAACACCAGCGTCATTAGCAATAAAAGTAGCACTTCTTATTTCTGGATAATCAACCCGTATGTAATCATCAGCAGCAGAGTTAAACATACCGCGCACAATATTAAAGCTGTCGCGTCTGCTAGGCTTGGTTTCGACATTTATACCGGAGCGAAAATCATCAAGTGTAAATGTTTTAACCGCTGCTGTATATTCTCCAACTTTTAGCTGCCAGTTACCTTGACCCCAGAATAAAGTAGCAGCGCAAGAAGTCATCATATCGCCCAAAATATCAGACGGGCTTCTGTCTAAACTTACAACACCGTTTAGCTCATATCTTTTTTCAGTGCCGCCACCAGCTAAGGTAACAGTTTCATCACATGCGTTAGCAGCTGCTGAAAATACAGTATCGTTTGTAACTCCCGTATTATCCACGCCATAAGGGTTTGTAAGATAGTCACGAATACATAGAGCAGCGTTAGCTGAAAAAGCAGTGCTGGCAGATCTAGGATCATAAACTTTCTTGCCTTCTACTATTGCAGTAAATAGCGGTATGCCCTCAGCAAAAACATTTTGGTCATATTCCATCCTCACATAGAGGCAAGCAATCCCTTCACCTTTAAAATTAGTATCTTCATTATTACTAGGAGCAACCCCGTCTATATTCCATTCGGGAGGATTTGTTATCCCGTTTAGTTGACTATAAACGTTTTGATTGTCAGCGCCTAAAAACTTACGAATGTAAATCTTTGGATTGTTGCTATCGTCTTTCCAACGCGCATCAGAAACAAAATAATCTGCTCCGATAGTTACGGTAACATCATTAATGTAGACATTACCTATCGCGTTTACTTCATGTCCAGCCAGCACAATAATCTGGTGTAAAAACTTATTAGTGTCACCAGTGCTTTCTATGTATGTAACAACACCGCCTTTTCTTATCGTGCCATATACTATTTCTTGAGGAGCTGTTGCTGTCCTAGTGTTTGCTAATAATCCAGAGCTAGTACCAAATGCACCAAAATCAGGCTTAGGCATTAGCGCTTTTAATGCCCAGCTGCTAACAGCTGCTATCGCTAGATAGTTTATAGCTTTAGTAATAAATATTTGCGTAGCTGTCGCACTCGCTAATATATTACCACCAAACAAAATAAACGGATCTCTTGGTATTCTTTCCCAGCTGTTGAGGCTGACTAATCTGTAATTGTAAAGACTGTCTTTCACGCTAGCACCCAACCACTTGTAATTGTTTCTATCGGTAGGGCTTCCAAAGATTGCTTTCCTAGAAAGACAGCGCTGCTACCTAAGCTTATTCCTAAAGCATCATTTATGACCCAGCGCCTAGCTGCTTTAGTTGTAACTAACGCGCCCCTTGGTGGAACGCCTTGAACTCGCGTAAGCTTTGTTTCTAGAGCCTCATAAAGTGTATGAGCACCAAAGCTTTCCCTAAGCTTTTCACGACTTAAATACTGACCGTTGTCTATATACTTATTAAGCCAATCATCAGCGTAGCCAGCGCCATACATCGCTTTGAAACAATTGTTAGTAAATATAAAGCAATCGTTTGTGTGCCACTGAAACCCGTAATTTCTATTTGCTCTTATGTATTCGTTAAGAGCATCAAGATTAGGTTGTTTCATTTATTGCAAACCACCAGATAAAAAATGTTTAAAATCAATAGTTTAATAACTTAATTGCCAGGAATCAGCCCTCATCACTAGCTTGTACTTCTCTACCCCAGACTATTGATTTATCTTGCAAGCCAGAAACCCAATCAAAAAAACTATCAGATCCGGACAGACCTTTAGAAGTTCTAACCGCCTTATGACTTTCGCTTGTGTAGCGTCTTATATTTGGACGCTCTAAAGTAATTAGCCTGTTTTCAACCGTTAGCTTAACAGTTGCGCTGTCTGCATCATCTACAATAGTCATTTGATCCATGTAGCCGCTAAAGACCTCTACAACATCACTGACACCATTTAGACCCCAGTAAATTGTTACAAGTCTACCTTGATACTCTTCAGTAAGCGCATAAGTTAAAACTGTGTTTGCTAGACCGGACAGAGTTATTGTCGTTCCTCTAGCAGAAAGATCTCCAGCCTCTTCTAATCCTTCAATAGAAAGCAGCGTACCCGTTCCGGTATAGGTTGCAGCGTTTATAGTTTTATCACCGTAGCCCGTCCATAATCTCAAAGCACCGGATTGAAATGCTAAGTCTACAGCGTAAAACGGTTCTATCTCAGCATTAGATAAAGCTGATAATATAGAACTTGGAACTGCTCTAGTCATACTGCTTCCATTGCTCCAAAGCTAATTCCATAGACCGACAATTGATCTACACTATATGCAGTTTCATTACTGCTTAATCTGAACAGACCATTAGCGCTTGTAAGATCCGCTGACACTGCTGACCGATCTTTTCTTAGGCTAGGCCATATTTCTAAATCCGCTGCGCTTCCAGTGCCTGTATAGTCTGCTAGTACTTTATGTAACGTTGAGTCAGAGCCAGTGCCTAAGCCAATAAAGTCACCAGCCTTAAATGTTTGACCTGACGTTACCGTTGCGCTTACTGTGTTATCGCCAGCTGATCCTGTCACTGTAGCAGCTGTCGCTGTGCCTTGTATGCTGTGCGATATAGGATCACTTAGTAGAAATGTTCCATGCTGACCCCTAAGACTTATAAGCCAAGCTACCCAAGCCTCAGCGGTATCTCTCCGCATTGGTTTTAGACTTACATCTACTGACCACATTTGACCGCTGTAAGTGTGCGTTTGTCCATGAAAAGAAAACGGACTACGAGAATACGCAACAGAGTTTATTGCTCTAAAATCTATAGATCTGATTGTTGTGTAATCAGGTAAACTGAGAGGATAGGTTATTGCCATTAGCTGAAAGCCCGTCCGTAACTGCCACCTCTGCGCTTGCTATCAACAACAGCTGCTTTCGCGCTTTCTGCAATTTGAGGTAACATTGTTTTTATTTCGTTTCTGACCGTCTGTTGTACGCCTGTAGTGACGTTAATGGTTTGATTGATTGTCACCCCATTACCGCCACCTATCGCGCTCTGTGCTTGCCCTACAGACAGCACACGCCCAGCTGAGGAAGGAACAAAGATTTCACGTCCATGCTCACCAACAACAGCAGCTTGCCCCGCGTTCATATAACCGCCAGATGCAAGACCACCAATACTTATACTTGCTGGTGAATTAGCGATATTACTATTGAAACTTGGTACTGGCGTTCCAATTCCAAACAGACTTAATGTTGCATTTACTAAACGCTGTACAACTAAAATTCTGTAAAGCTCTCTAATGATTGCTTGCGCTGAAGATCTGACTGTATCTTTAAAGCTTTTTGATCCTTCTATTGCGCTCATAAAAACATCTTCAAAAGCAGACTCTAAAGTAGAAGCCATAGAGTCTAAATCTTCTAGCGTTTTATTAAATATTTTTAATTCAGCTGTAGCTTTCTTAATATCGTCTGGGTCTACTGGTGAAAACCCTGTACCTTTAGAGCTTGCTCTTTCGTTCATTTTATCAATAAGAGCAATCCGCGCTAATTCTTGATCTAATAATTTCTGTCGCTCACCTTGAACATCAGCTAGTTTTATTTCTCGCTCAGTAATCATATCTATAAGCGATTGCTTTTTTCTTTGAAAAGCTTCATCTGACTCAAATCTTGATTGCTGCAGACTTTCTAGTAGTTCGTGATTTTTCCTTAGTTTTTCAGATAATTTAATTTCTTGTTCATACAACGAGTCCAACCTTGCTTTGTCAGTCATTTCAAAAATAGCGTCAAAAGCTTCTAACGCTGTTAAAGCAAACTTTGAAAACTGCTTACCCATAGCGCTTAAAATGTCATCCATGCGCCTACGCATTTCAACGCCAGCTAGAACTGTATCATTAGATAATACTATACCAAGCTCTCTAGCTCTTTCTGACATTTCACCCATTGCTTTAGCGTTGTCTCTAAACAACGGAACAAGTAAGGTTGCATCACTCGCAAGCGCTTCCATAAAGAAAGTCATTTCTTGCTGATTTACGTTTGCAGCTTCTAAGGCTTTTACATAGAGCGCTAGACCTTCATCAGAACTTAGCCCTTTAAAAGCGTCAGCAGTCAGCCCAACTTTAGGCGCAATCTGCTCGAAAAAATCAACTGCTCCACCGCCACCCGTCTGGAAAAAGTCAGCAAATTTGTCATTTGTGTCTTTCAAAATATCTGCAAGTTTTTCCTGAGAAACGCCAAAGTTGCCAGCCGCAAAAGCCATTTCTTGAAAGCGTTCTGCACTTACACCAGCAAGGGTTGAGAGATTAGAAATCTCTTTTGCTGATTGCGTAGCGTTTTCAATCATTCTCTGAAAGCCGATACTAACAGCACCGATTGATAACACACCGCCAAGCTTACCAGCAGAAAGCGTTAGCTTGTCCATCGCTTTAGTCGTTTTATTTAAATTAGTCTTAGACTTATGTGCAAATCTTTGGATCTTTTTATTTGCGCGATCCATAGCCTTATTAAACTCACGATCTTTTGCAGAGAGTATAATGTTTAATTCTTCTGCACTAATCGCCATTTATCCGTACTTCCTTGCTAGTTCTTTTGCCTCTTCTAGAGAGGGTGCATTT